TCGCTTCCGCACTTGCTACCTATTTTGCGACACAACTTGAAACGGAGATTGATATTCAAGTCGGATAATTTGTATTTATGGTATATTATGTGCTAATGGGATTATTCGACCGATTTACAGCAAGATCAAATCAGCAGACAAATACAGTAGATGTCGCAGCTGCTCTCGCACCTTACAACGCACAACAATTAGTTGGCGGAATTTTATTTGGAACTACAACTGCAACTCGTGAGCAGTATATGGCGATCCCTTCCGGTGCTCGTGCGAGAAACATAATTTGTTCAACTGTCGGATCTTTACCGCTTGAGCAATACAATCATTTTACAAATGAACACATAAGACCAAACAGAGTAATTATGCAACCAGATCCAAGAGTTGCAGGATCAGCAATTTATGCATGGTTGGCGGAGGACATTTTGCTATACGGGGTCGGCTATGGAATGCAAATGGACAGCTACTCCGCTACTGATGCATCAAGAATTAGAGCATGGACAAGAATTGCACCAAACAGAGTTTTTGCTTCACTAAATGGAAATTCAACAGAAATCGAATACTACACAGTCGATGGAAAAAGAGTGCCACCATTTGGAAATGGATCACTCATAGTTTTCAATGGTTTAGATGAAGGAATTCTAAATCGTGCCGGTCGCACAATTAAAGCAGCTGCTGAATTGGAAAAGGCTGCTGAAATGTATGCCAAAGAGCCAATGCCACAAATGGTATTAAAATCAAATGGCACAAATCTTACTCCAGAGCGAATTACAAAACTTCTTGAATCATGGAGAGTGTCAAGATCAACAAGAGCAACTGCATTTTTAAATGCTGATGTTGAATTGCAAGCATTAGGTTTTGATCCTGCTAAATTACAATTAAATGAAGCCAGACAATACTTGGCTCTGGAAATTAGTCGTGCAAGCGGCATTCCGGCAAGTTTCGTATCTGCTGAAACTACTTCAATGACTTATTCAAACATGACAGCCGAAAGAAAAGCGTTAATTGACTTTTCACTTCGCCCAATACTGACAGCAATTGAGCAAAGACTGAGCCAACCGGATTTCGTGCCAAATGGTATGGAAGTTCGATTTGACATTGATGATTTCTTGCGTGGATCTGCTTTAGAGCGTGCGCAAGTTTATGAAATCCTAAATCGCATTGGCGCAATGAGCGTTGAGCAAATCCAAGAGGAGGAGGATTTAATCCGATGAAGATTAATTTCCCAATAGAAATAACCGCTGCTGATACAAATAAGCGAACGCTGACTGGTCGCATTGTAAGTTGGAATGAGGAAGGTTCAACCAGCGCAGGATTAACAGTATTTGAAAAAGACAGCATTGACTTCTCAAAGCCTGTCAAATTATTACTTGAGCATGAGCGCACAAAGCCACTAGGCAAATTGGTTGATATTACTGCCACAGAGCAAGGCTTAGAAGCAACATTCAAATTGGCAAAGACTTTTGCAGCTGATGATGCACTTGAGGAAGCAGCCACGGGTTTAAGAGATGGATTTAGCGTTGGTGTAAAAATCAACGAATGGAAAAATGAGGATGGCGTGTTACGGATACAGTCGAGTTCCTTGCAAGAGGTATCACTCGTCACCGAACCGGCTATAAGCAGCGCACGGGTCGCTGAGGTAGCAGCTAGCGAAACACCAGAGAATTCCGAAGCAACCGCTGAGGAAACTACAACACAGGAGGACAAAGTGTCTGATACAACATCAGAAGCTCCTATCGCAACCGAAGCGGTAGAAGCATCACAAGCTCCAGTTGTAACTGCTCAATACATGGCATATACAAAGCCTCGTGTTGATACAAATGTTACAGCAGGACAATATCTAAACGCACAGATCAAAGCACTTGGTGGCGACACCGATGCTCGTGATTTAGTCGCAGCACTACAAATTGCAACTGTTTCTGAGAACACAGGAATGGTTCCACCAAATTATTTGCGTGATGTTATCGGCGTAATTGATTCAAGCCGTCCATTCATCGATTCAATCGAGCGTGCTCCACTTCCAGCATCAGGAATGAAAATTTTCACTCCTAAATTAGGAACACAGGCAACTGTTGCACAAACTGCTGAAGGCGTTGAGTTTTCATCAACCGATACAGTTGTAACTTTCCAAGAGGACAATATCGTCAAGTTTGCTGGAGCGAATGTAGTCAATGTTGAACTATTTGATCGTTCAGACCCATCTTTCGCTGACCTTTTGGTTCGTGAGTTAGCAGCATCTTATGCACAAAAGACAGATGCCTATGCAGCAAACATTGCAGCACAAAACTCAATTGGTTCAACCGGATCATCTATCTACAAAGCCATTGCTGACGGAATTGCAGATTCTTATGGCGTTATGCGCTTTACACCAAACCGCTTATTAGTTGCACCTTCCGGTGGAGCAAATAGCATTGACTTTGCTGGATTACTTGGCGAGGTTGCAGATGGTCGTCCACTATTCGCAGCAGCTGCTCCACAAAACGCAGCTGGCTTGCTAACACAGGGCTCAACAAATGGAACAGTCGCAGGACTAAACCTAGTTGTAGATCCTAACTACACAGGCAACGATGCAGGTGTTAAGTATGGATTAGTTTATCCATCAGCAGCAATGCGATTCCATGAGAGTGGCACAATTGAACTGCGTGCTAACTTGGTTGCTAATGGTCGCATCGAAATCGGTCTTTATGGTTATGTAGCCGTAGTCAACCGATTCCCAACTGCATTCCGTTATTTAACAGTAGCGTAATTTAACTGAGTGCCTAGGGTTGCTCCCGATCCTAGGCATCCATTAAGGGAGTAAGGAGATGACATGCCAACCATAATTACATCCACCGAGTTGCGATCTGTGCTTGGCGTGTCATCCGCCTTGTATAACGATACTTATTTAAACCAAATTATTGACACAGCAGAAACAGTTATTCTGCCAATGCTAGTTACATTCAAAAGCCCAATTGAAAAAGTGTCGCTGACTGATAATGTCGCCACTTTCACTACACTAGGAATTCATGAATTCACCGAAGGACAAACAGTCATCATCACAGGATGCGGAAGCCCTTACAACGGAACAAGAGTTGTGTTGGCAGATAATCTTGGACAATATACCTTTTCGCAATCGATCACTAATGCCGACATACTCGAGGCTAATGTCATCCCATCCGGAGTTGCTGCCCTTTCTGGCGGATCAACTTATGTTGGAAATGCAGCTGTTCAATCAGCCGTCTATACAGTTTCAGTCGAAGTTTTCCAAGCCAGACTTGCCGGCGGAGGACAAATCGAAGGAGTAGATTTTACAGCAACTCCGTTCAGAATGGGCAGATCGCTTTTTAATAAAACCGTAGGTTTGTTAGGTTCATACATGGACACAGAGAGCATGGCTCTTTAAATGCCTAATCAGACAATTCTTGAGCAGGTCAGGACACCTCTAGCAACGGCATTATCAAGCGTTGCGGGAAATGTTTATTCATTCGTTCCTGAAACAGTAATTCCACCAGCTGTGGTTTGTGTGCCTGATTCACCATATTTAGAATTCGAAACAATAAGCAAATCAAACATTCGTGCGAAGGTCAATATGACCATTACAGTTGCAGTTGCTTACAATAGCAATCCTGCATCACTCGACAACATCGAGCAGTTAGTAATAAGTGTTCTGGCAGTAATTCCAGCAGGTTATATTGTCAGTTCGGTTGAAAGACCAACAGTTACACAAGTAGGAGCAGCAACTTTGCTTATTGCAGATGTTAGAGTTAGCACCTATTACACGAGAACAATCTAAGGAGAAAAATGCCAACGACAGTTATTACCGGTCGAGATATTACCTTCACTATTGGCGGTAATAATTTCGATGCACAAGCAACAACAGCAACACTTACTGGCGAGATGGATCGTCAGACTTATCAGACACTAGACGGAAAAGTCTTTAAAGTAACTGATAATAACTTCACCTTTGAAGTTGAAATGTTAGCCGATTGGGGCGCAACTGGATCACTTTGTGAGATCCTATGGGGCGTTGCCGAATCAGCACCAGATACAGCAATCAACACAGTTTTTACAGCTACATCTGGCGCAGTATTTACTTTCCAAGTCTTGCCAATGTGGCCATCAGCTGGTGGAACTGCACCAGATGCACAAACTGTATCTCTTTCATTCCAAGTTATCGGAGTGCCAACAGAAACCTTTTAATCAATAAACAAACGGGAGCAAACAAATGAAGTTACCAATTACAATTGAATATAACTCAGGTGAGCAAGCCACTTATGTAGCCCAACCACCTGAGTGGGCAAAATGGGAAAAGACAACTGGCAACACTATAAGCCAAGCAAAAGAAAAACTTGGCATGTGGGATCTGATGTTTTTGGCTTACAACGCACACAAGCGAGAAGCAGCAGGGAAGCCAGTAAAAGGTTTTGATATATGGATGGAAACAGTCAGCGATGTAATAGTCGGTGATGCAGACCCAAAAGTCATCCAGCAGGAAGCCTAAGCAGATTATTGGTTGAGTTGGCAATAGCCACACAGATTCCAGTGAGAGAATGGGTTGAAGCGGAGGACATTTTAACAGCAATCGAAGTATTGGAGGCGAGGCATGGCAAGTGAAACTATCGCATACAATAAAAACGATCTGCGTGATATTTACAAAGCATTCAAACTTATGGATGACCAAGCAACAGAGGAAGCAAGAAGTCAATCTGCTGCTTTGGCGTATTTTGCATCAGAGGAAATTAAACAAGCAGCTCGAACTCGAACAAAGGCTGGCGAAGTTGCGCAAAGGGTCGCAGACGGCGTTAGCATCTCTAAGTCCAGTAAAATCGGTGAGTTCCGTTATGGTTTCGCAAGACAAAAGTTTTCAGGTGGGGCTACAACGCAAACCCTATGGGCTGGTGTTGAGTTTGGATCTAATAAGTTCAAGCAGTTCCCTGCATATTCAGGAAGGCAAGGCAGAGGTTCGAGAGGGTGGTTTATCTATCCAACGCTTCGCAGAATTCAGCCTGAATTGATTAATAAATGGGAACAGGCTTTCAATCGCATTATTAAGGAATGGGTCTAATGGCAACCGGTAATCGCACATTAAAATTATCAATCCTTGCCGATGTTGATGATTTAAAAAAGAAACTTGGCGAAGCTGATAAAGCAGTTGAAAATAATTCCAGCAAGATTGCTGACTTTGGCAAAAAGGCTGCATTGGCTTTTGCTGCCGTTGGCGCAGCTGCCACAGCGTTCGCAATTCAAGCAGTTAAGAATGCCGCTCAGGATGAAGCAGCGCAAAGAAAACTCGAGGAAACAATACGGGCATCCACTAAAGCAACAGAAGCCCAAACCAAAGCAGTAGCTGATTACATTGATCAAACTTCTATTGCGGTTGGTATAACTGATGATGAATTGCGCCCAGCATTTAGTCGATTAGTTCGTTCAACCAATGATGTTGAGGAAGCGCAAAAATTACTTAATCTTGCATTGGATATTACGGCAGCCACTGGCAAACCTTTAGAAGCGGTAACGAATGCGCTTGGTAAAGCCTATGATGGAAATTTGACTTCACTTGGAAGACTTGGTCTTGGTATAGATCAAAGCATATTAAAAACCAAAGATTTTGATTTAGTATATAAAAATCTTGCCGGCACTTTTGGTAATTTTGCAGAAAATGAAGCACAGACGACCGAGGCACAATTTAGACGGATTCAAATAGCAATTGATGAGGCTAAAGAAACTATTGGTGCTGCTTTATTGCCAATTCTTGAAACCTTGCTTAAATATATAACTACTTTCATAATTCCTTTATTTGACAAAATGAGTGATGCTTTAGCTGGTAAAAATGGATTTGGTGGATCGATGTCACAGGTTATATCCATAATCAGATCTGTTGCCATACCGGTATTCGATGCGATGAAAGTGGCTTTTGATCAAATTAAAAAAACAGTTGATGAAAACAGAGAAGGGCTGCAAGATTTTATTGATATTGCTAAAGCCCTTGCACCTATTTTTGGAACAGTATTAGTTGAAGGCATTAAAATTGCAGTAGCACAAATTAGTATTTTAATTGATGTATTGGGTAAAGTTGCCAGTATTATTAAAGATATTTTGAATGGTGTAATCAATCAAATTAATTTAGTTATTAGAGGCATCAATTTAATTAAACCCGGACAAGATATACCTTATATCGGCAACATTGGAACTGCCACAGCTTCAACCTCAAGTTATCGAGCTGGCGAAAGAGGATTGCCTACTATTTCCACCGCTACTGCACAAACTCAGCCAACTGTCATTAATAACATTTCAGTTCAAGCCATAGATCCAGAGGGTGCTGCTAGAGCTGTTCAAAAGGTGCTAGTGGATAGTTCAGCAAGATCAACTCCAACATTCGGTGGAGGATTTGGAATAGTGTTTCAGTAATGACAGTCTGGACGCCTGACTGGAAATTGACTGTTGCTGGTGTTGATTACACTGATATTGCGATAAGCGATATTGCCCACCAAGCAGGTCGAACAGATATTTATACTCAACCAAACCCGTCTTATTTACAAATATCCTTAATTGCATTATCTGGACAAACTTTACCATTTGACATTAATGACGGTTTAAGTTTGCAAGTGAAAAACAGTTCCGGAAGTTATGTCACTCTATTCGGTGGCAATGTTACTGATTTGACTGTTGCGGTTGAAAGAACTGGAGCATTGGCTACTGTTGTGAATTACACAATTTTGGCAATGGGTTCATTGGTTAAACTTGCCAAAGAGATTTACAATGGCAATCTTTCACAGGATCAAGATGGCGACCAAATCTATGAATTATTGTCAAGTGTATTGCTTGCATCTTGGAATGATGTTCCAGCAGCTACAACTTGGGCAACTTATGATGCAACCGAAACTTGGGCAAATGCAGGTAATCAAGGACTTGGCGAAATAGATCAGCCGGGACTTTACACAATGTCAAGCAGATCTGCTGATCCTGACACCATTTACAACATAGCAAGTTTTATTGCTGATAGCGCATTTGGTTATCTTTATGAAGCACCTAACGGAGATATTGGTTACGCTGATGCAGACCATCGTCAAACTTACCTTTTAGCCAATGGTTATGTCGATTTAGATGGCAGACATGCTTTAGGTCAAGGTTTATCAACCATCACAAGATCAGGCGATATTCGCAACGACATTTATATCAATTATGGAAATAATTTTAATTCACAAGCAACCGCTTCAAGTGCGCAATCAATTGCCCTTTATGGCTACAAAGCACAAAGCATTCAATCCGCTATCCATTCAGGTGTAGATGCTCAAGAGGTTGCGGATAGATACATTGCCCAGCGTGCCTTTCCATTACCAGCCTTTCAATCTATAACCTTTCCAATCACCAATTCAGAGATAGACAACAGCGATCGAGATAATCTTTTGGGCGTGTTTGTGGGTCAACCCTTAAACATCCAAAATCTGCCGAATCAAATTTCGGGCGGAGAATTTGAGGGTTATGTTGAAGGATGGCGGTGGAGCACTCGCTTCAATGAATTGTTTTTGACAGTTAATCTTTCGCCTGTGGCATTTAGTCAGGTGGCGATGCGCTGGAATACTGTGCCAATCACCGAGGCATGGAACACAATTGATCCAACTTTAACATGGGAATACGCTACAATCGTAGCCTGATAATAGGAGAAAAATGGCAACTACTACAAACTATGGCTGGACAACGCCAGATGATACAGCGTTGGTTAAGGATGGCGCAGCTGCAATTCGCACGCTTGGTTCATCTGTTGATACCACAACCAAAAACTTAAACCCATCAACAACTCTTGGCGATATTGAATATCGTTCATCAACTCCAAATGTAAACACAAGATTACCTTTAGGAACTGCTGGTCAAGTATTAAAAGTTAATTCAGGTGCAACTGCTCCAGAATGGGCAACAGATGCATCAGGCATGACTAACCCAATGACTACAACAGGCGACACAATTTATTCCTCAAGTGGTTCAACACCTGCAAGACTTGCAATTGGTTCAACTGGCAATGTATTAACTGTTGCTGGTGGTGTTCCGACTTGGGCTGCACCTGCTGCTAGTGGAATCACATACTCTGATTGGACACCAACCCTTGTGAATTTTACTAAGGGAAATGGCACATTTAATTTTAGATATGCTCAAAGTGGTAAAGCCGTTTTTCTTGACATTAACATTATTTTTGGGAGCACTACTTCAATGCAAGCATCAACAATATCGTTGCCAGTAGCCCCAAAGTATTACAATACTAGAGTGGCTGCAAATTATTTAGATGCAGGAACCGCATTTTATTCAGCATCTTGCACAATTGAAAGTGCAGGTGGTGTTGATGTTTTATCCTTGAAAGCACAAAAATCTGACGCCACTTATACAACTTTAGTTGGCGTTGATACAGCAGTTCCATTTACTTGGACAACCAATGACCAAATTAACATCCAATGCGTATATGAGGCGGCATAATTATGACATTTGAATTCAATCCTTCATTTCCAGATGCTACAAATGAGCAAAAATGGGATCAAATTAAGTTATGGCGAAATGCCGAACTTGCTCAAACTGATTGGACGCAATTACCAGATGCACCAACAGACAAAGAGGCGTGGGCAGAATATCGCCAAGCATTAAGAGATTTGCCAGCGCAAGATGTTTTGGCTGAACAAGCAGTATTTCCAATAAAGCCTTAGAGCATAATCTTGAGAAATTGTGCCGATGAAACCCTACCTATCTAAAGCAGCTGTGCAATTACGGGAGCAGATTGATGATTCCTTCCCAGAGCGTAGCCGTAAATCTGATGGGTGGATTGGTGATGCTAGACATAGCACACGAAAGAGCGATCACAACCCAGACACAAATGGATGCGTGCGAGCAATTGATATTGACGCTCGGCTTTCTGACGACAAAGGGCTTTCAGCATATTTGGCAGATCAAATTCGATCATACGGGAAAACCAATGGTCGCATCAGTTATGTAAT